TTTGTTTGTAATTAGTTTGTTTATTGTTTGATGATTTTTATAGGACCATTGCTGTACTCCTTTGTTACGCATCCTAATACCAGGTCTATATGTCTTATGGTTTCTTTAGGAATCCGGATAGGAGAATGAATCAATCTTCCGTCTGAATATGTACTTTCATTGCTACTGTACGCGAGAATGTAGTCTTCTCCTCCATCTTGAAGTCTTTTTGTTATCCTAAACTCTGTAGTCTCAATAGAATAATTGCGTCCCCATATTATCAATCTATTATCTTCTACTCGTTTTAATGCAAGGATACTACCACTTGGATACTCAATCATGCTATCTCCATAATGACGGATTGCTGCGGTTGCTTCTGGGAACCAGTCGCCGGCGTCTATCAATTCGGAAGGAGCTATGTGACCTGAATTATCTGCGACCATTGTGTTGACACCTCCAATGCTTGCAACGTCATCATAAAAAGGGATTCGTTTTTTTTCACGAAAAGAATCTGAACTACTTTTTAAAGTAGATTCTCTTTCGTTGTTTATGGTTTCTACATTAGAAGTGGAGATTTTATAATAATATTTATTTACAATTTCTTCTCCAAAATTCTTTCGTAGAACATCCATTTGCTCAGTCGTTAAATCTCTATCGCTTTTTTCTTGCATAGAAATATTGTTTTGCTTGCAACCAAATAAAACAGCAATTTCAGATTGTGTCTTATTAACTTCTTTTCTTAAGCCTTTTAAATTATACATAACATCAATGATATATCATTTTTATTATCTTTGTGTCGGAATCAAGTTGCGGATGATACCGACTAAATTGTTAAAATGTTCCCGTAAGGGACTATATAGGCGACTTCCTCAAACCGCAACTTTGGGGTTGTCGTCTTTGCTTTATCACTATGGATGACAATAATAAACTTCCGTATCAACAGGCTACCAAAGAGTCTATTCTGAATTTAGCAATTGAACGCTATAAATCAGATGTACAAATTCAATGTGATATTTGGAATAGACGCAATGTTAACGCTTCTTTTCCATGTCATTTGAACCATCTACTTCAATATTCGGGATTAAAACTGTTATCTCCCGAAGAGTATAAGAAAGTCCAAGATGAGATAATTGAAAGCTTACATAAATTACTTTGATTGCTTAGGCATAATACCTAATCGTGCAATTCTCGAAACTAATTCTTCATATCCTATAATTTTATCTGTATCTTTTACTTTTGTGAGCAACATAAGTATTCTATTTTTCCCACTCTCTAAAACCTTGATATCTTCTGGAACAACAATCATCTCCAAAAGCACCTTAACTATTGTATTACAAGTCTCAATTTCTCCGATATTCGAAAAGTGGTATAATGAGCTTATTCTGTAATCTAAAAATCGATACTCAACTCCTAAAGGATCAGACTTAAGTAAAATGTAATAATAAAAATCAGAAATAGCATTGGTTGTTAAAGCGTTATTTCTTTCCGTGCTTATGAGTGCCGCGGTCTTAGCTTCTTCTAATTCCTTGCTTTTCTTATTTATATCTATAAATGTATATATCTGCCATCCTATTAGAATTGTCACTAACAATGATAATACTCCTACTATCACTCCTTGGTAATCAAATCCCAATTCTGCTTTATGCGGACAAGCTACACATATTGCAACTAAACTAATAAGTACAGCTACAGAACTTAATAATAACGCCCAACTCTCTTTCTTCATAACCACTCTATATAATGTACGCAAGAATACGGAAAGGTTAAATAATGTTTATGTACTGAATGATTGAATTTCATGGAATCATATTTGGGTTTTAACTGATAATATGTTTTCTACAATAAAGAGTTTTCTTATTTTACTTTTGTGTAATTTTATATCATCATATCTGGAATTTTCGCTACGTAGGATAATATAGTTTTTTTCATCCTGTTCATATCTGCGGATATATTTAATCATCCTATATTCGTCTAAAAGTATTAAATAGATTTGCCCGTAGAAGATGTCTTCCCAGTTAAATATTTCTCGAATAACAACTCTATTCCCATTATATATTACTGGTTCCATGCTATCACCATTAGCCGTTACTATTTTGGCAGTTTTACTTATTTCTGGCAAATTAACTGAACCGATAATTCTATCTTCTGCAAATTCTATTTCTCTATTATCCATCCCGCAAGTCGCATCTATATCATATACTAAAGTCCCACTAAAAGAACTTTCGTTTATGTCAGATTCGGTTATTTTTATGGTTTTGTTATATGAACTTTGTTCATTGTTGACAACCGGGAAAATCTCACTGATTTTTTTGCTCATGGTTTCGTTATATGGTACACGACCATTTATCATATCAGATAAATATGTCTTTTTAACCCCTAAACTATCAGCTATTTGGGATTGATTGAGTGAATATTCATATTTAATCCTGCTAATTAAGTTTTTAAATTCTTGATTTATAGCCATAAAACATAAATTAACTATTTATATATGAAAATAGTTCATATATAGCGTTGATTATATGAATTAAGTTCATATCTTTGCATCATCAATCAATCACGAAAGCAAAGGTAAGCGATCGTGTTGAGTAAAGCAATAATACGAATACATTAAAATACACGATTATGGCACGATCTTATGAAACAGCATTAGCAGAACTCGAAAACAAAAAAGGCGAGTTAGAAGCGTTGAACACGATTGGCGAAGAAGAAGTCTGCTATATATACAATGTAGATAGCAAGTCTGAGATCGTGAAGATTCTCTCTAATGAAATAGAAGTTCTTGAAAGAGAGGTTGAATATCTCACCCCACTGGATTGGTCTAACGATCCTGTTGCCGAAATATTTGGTGGCTACGAAGCAATGAACAACTATTTATACTAACACATAAACACACACGATTATGAATATATTAGTTACTGAGAATTACAATCGTAAAGATATTTTCGAGATTGTAGATGAATATCCTCATGGTTATATAGTTTGGCCAATCGGCAGACGAAATTTTCCGTTTACAGGCTACGTGCCTCTCGCAAAGCCAACCGACGAACCTTATCATATTGATATTAATACGCTAAAGGCAATCAAGGTTAATGATAATGTCGCTGATCACATTCTTAATGAAGCCTCATTTAGAGGGGTGGATAAAGCAAAGTTTCACCACATTGTATCAAGTTTTAACCGGTAGTCTTTGGACTACTTTAATATACACACGATTATGAAAACTTCAAATTTTAGACACAAAGTATTTTGCATGGCTTACGAACTTATGAAAGCAACAGGTAAAGCGTTCGCGGTATGTCTTTCACGCGCATGGGCATTGTACCGTTTGACAAAACAAATGCACAAAGGTATCGTATCATTCGCCTATGAAAAGTCTGATGGTTCACTTCGCAAAGCCAAAGGTACGCTTAAAGACATTCAGAATCTTATCAAAGGTACTGGTTCTGAAAACTACAAGACGGTTCGCTATTTCGATATTGAGGCGAACGGATTCAGATCGTTCAAAGTAGAAAACTTCATAACGATTTACTAAAGCAAAGGGCATGAGTCGAAAGTGTTCGGCTGGTGAAGAAAGGCGTTTCTGACCGGGTTCGATTCCCGGACGCCCACAGTAAGTTCTTTGTCTTATTTCAACCTTAGCACTCGCAGAAATGGAGTTTAAGCGAAAGGATTACAAAGTATAATGTATAAACGTGGTGAGCTTTGAGCCATGACCCACAGGGATACATTATAGATAAAAGAATTGTCAAAGGGGCAAGTTCCTTGCGGTGTTATGTGTCAGACATTGGTTAACCGTTGCCTCTTTTCAAAATACAACCTGGTTCTGAAAGCGCGACGCTGCCTATCGGATGGGCTGCCGGGTACAAATAAAATAAATGATATGGAAGTTTTAGGTGTATTTATATTCGCAGGTGGTGCTTTTGGAGCACTTTTTTTTCATCAATATGCCGATGGTTACAAACCTTATCTTATTATAGGAAACTTTTTAATAGCTGTCGCTATATCAGGTCTTATAGTTTTTGCTATAGGCCTTTATAGGTACTCCAAAATGCCTATTTATGAATATAAAGTAAGTGCGCATTATATTGATGGTAGCACAAAGACGCTATTATTTGATAGTAAATATGATCCTAAAATAAACGCGGCTCGTGGGACATATTGGATTGAATACGGCGCATATACAGAACTTGGCGTTGTGAGGTTTGAAATAATAAGCAAGAAGAAAAGATAATTAAAATATCATAGCACATGAATTACAACATTGAACTAAAACATCAAGAAAAAGACAATCAATTGACAATATCCATACATGTTGAAGATTTGCCAATCAATTGTCTGAAAAATTTGGAGTACATAAAAGAAGATGCCGAGAAAGCGGTTACTTCTTACTTGGACCTTTTACGCGGAGAGAAAGTTAGTCATGAAAAGTCTCCAGATAATCAGTGAAGCATTTCAAAAGGAACAAGAAATTTTTAAAGACATCGTTTTCTTGCGGAAACGTTTTAATTATACACCCTTTGCATTTATTTGGCAGATCTACCAACTCTCTATTTAAAGGCAGATTTGGATCAAATGAATAAACCAAGTGGGTAAATTTTATAGCTTGTTCATATAACGGTTGTCCATCAAGAAACATCTTGCTTATTGATGGTTCAAAGGTGTTATACTCGTCAAGTAAATCTTCGACTTTAGAACGAATGTCTTTAGCCATGCTCAGGTACTTTTCTGATTTCATACTTCTTAATTTTTAAAGTTTGCACCACAAAGTTAAGAAAACCCTCTGAAGAGGCGCGAAGCTACTGATCGAATCAGCCGGAGGGCACAAATCAAATCAAACAGTCATGAAGGTAATTTTTTATTCAAGAGTGCAGCTAATTTTATTCATCTGCGCAGTACTGATGTCGGCTACCTGTTTTGTTGGCATGTTCTTTAATCCGTTTCACGTATTAACATTCGTGATGTCGGTTATTCTAACGATCGCCATTTATAAAGAAAAAAGTTGGTAACTATTAATAATAATGTATATGGAAACAAAAGGTATTGAAGAAATGACAAGAGAGGAACTGATTGAATTGGTGTCGTCTCTTAATAAAGACCTCGAAAGTACAAAAAAGGACCTCGAACTTTATAAAGATTGGAAAAATCGAGAAGAAGCAGCCAAAGTGTTAGCTGAAAAGAAAATGTTGGCTATTAAGGCTTTTCTTGAAGTTGTTTAATTCGTTTTGTGTTTAGGTTAGCAAAAGCAGCCGGGTGAAAACCCCGGTAAACGGGCGGGCGGAATGCTCTGCACACAGCCGGAAGTGTGTATGCCGGATCGTTACCGGTTCCGTCCACATTCAATTAAATATAATCAGTTTATGGAGAAAAAAGTGGAAATTATGCCTCGTATGAGAGACTTAAAGAAAGGGAAGAAAGTAGAATTTCCTATCAATAAAGTCTGCACAGTGCGCAACAATGTTTCATTGCTTAATGCACAAGGGTACAAAAATGGACATAAGTGGAGATCGGAAACTAATGTTCCGAAAGGGATAGTTACAGTATTTAGAGATTCCTGATTCAAACTTTAAATACACACGATTATGAAAGTATTTACCGAGTTAACGCCCGAATGTGACATTACAGCACAAATGTACGCAGCCGGGTATGAAAAAAAGGAGATTGCCGTATTGAAGCATCGTGCAGTAAGTACGATAAATAACCAGCTTCAGACAGCATTTTTAATTTTGGGTGTTCGGAATGGGAGGGAGTTGGCATTAAAGTTAGCCGAGAGGATATCAGGTATCCGGTTGACGCTGGACTTTTCGCCGGCCATGAGATCATTTGTTGCTTGTGTACTTTTGATTATTCTTTGTGTTGATAGTCATTTAGACATGAAACGGCAACAAATCCGAACCCGTTCTAATGCCAATGTAGAACTTATCGCCCGTGTTCGTGTAAGAATTAGAGGGCGTAATATGCCTTTATTATATGGAACTTGACGTTTGGCAATTACAGAAAATAATAAAAGCGGCCGCGAAAGAAGCTGTCAGCGAATATGCGATCTCCAAGGATCCGGTCATTGATGAGATTACGGAAACGCAAGCTATACGACTTGGATTTGGTAGAAGGTGGTTGGCTCATCAGTGCGCTACGGGAGCATTGACTTGGAAAAGGGCTGGTGTACATAGGAATAGTCCTAAAGTTTATTCGCTGAAGAAACTTAAAGAATTGAAGGATGGTATAGATCCTTTATTGAAGTCTCTAATATAATTACTAACTAAAAATATAACAATCATGAGTTTAATCAGAAAATCAACGGAATTGAATATTCCAACAAACGTAAAGATGATGATTTACGGTCAAGCAGGTATGGGTAAGAGCACAGTAGCTTTGAGTGCACCAAAGCCTCTGTTGTTGGATTTTGACAACGGTGTTAAGCGTATGAATATGGCTCATTTGGAGAATATTGACACTGTACAGGTCACTTCTTGGAATGATGTTCAGCTGGTTTTGCAAGAAGATTTGTCTGTTTATCAGACTATTGTGGTTGATACCATTGGTAAGATGATGGATTTTATCATCACTTATAAATGTGGAACCAGGCAGCCATCTATTCGAGATTGGGGCGGTATCAATGCTGAATTTTCTTGGATGACAAGAACGCTATCAAGTCTGAAGAAACATATCATTTTTGTTGCCCATCGTGACACAAGAAAAGAGGGTGATGATACGGTGTTTATTCCTGCCTTACGTGAGAAGTCCTACAACTCCATCGTCACCGAACTTGATTTGTTAGGTTACTTGGAAATGAAGAGTGAGAGAGGAGTGCAGAGACGTACTATTACTTTCGATCCGACATCAAGGAATGACGGAAAGAATACTTGTAACTTGCCTTCAGTGATGGAAGTACCTACCATCCTTGACAAAAACGGCAATCCGACGACCAAGAATGATTTTATCTCTACTCGGATTATTGCTCCATATCTTACTATGTTGCAATCAAAAAAGGCTGAACAAGAAGCATATAACAAAGTGCTATCTGATATAACAGGTTGTTTAGAATTAGTTGCCGACGCAGCTTCAGCGAATGACTTTATCGCCCATATTGATGATTTCAACCATGTGGGAAGTTCAAAGATGAAAGCCTCAATGATGTTGGCAGCTAAGGCGAAAGAATTAGGACTGATTTTTAACAAAGAGACTAAAACTTATTCAGATGCAGCCTAAGTATAAGATATATGCAACATTATTGGATTCTTACTTCAATTACCTTAATAGCGATGTCATATATGAGCGTTATTATGGGTGGAGTGAGAATCCACCATGTACGGAAGAAGAGTTTCGGCAGAAGCAGTTTCAAGAACTGATAGACCGTATTAACCGTAAACCGTTTGACAGCGAAGCTGCCGACAAGGGTACGGCTTTTAATGAGGTCATTGACTGTATGATTGAGAACCGGAAATCTGAAACGGTGCAGGTAGAAAAGATATATTCTGATATAGGGAATGGCGAGCAAAAGGTTATAGCCTTGAAAGCCGTTTATAACAATCGTTCATTTGTCTTTCCTATATCCCTTTGTCGTGAGTTCGCAAATTACTACAAAGGGGCGTTGACGCAGCAACGTGTAGAGGCAATCCTTCCGACTGCATACGGCAATGTATTGGTTTACGGTCTGATTGACGAACTGATGCCTACCAGTGTTCACGACATCAAAACAACCGGTAGTTATACCGTGGGAAAGTTCAAAGATCACCACCAGCATTTAGTATATCCATACGCTTTAATGAAGAACGGTTCTGATGTACGGACATTTGAGTATAACATTGTAGAGTTCAACAAAGGCGGCTATGTGGTAGATACCTATACAGAAACATACGTTTTCAATCCTGAACGTGATATTCCTATTCTTACTAATCATTGTGAGGAGTTTATCCGGTTCTTGGAAGAAAACAGAGCACTTATAACCGATACTAAAATCTTTGGAAATGGATGATATACGACTTGAAAAATGAATACCAAATACCCAAGTTTAAGGAGTATGTAAATAAACTGTTCAAGGAGCGGGCCGTTGTGGAAGTAAAAAAGAAGCTTCCTAACCGCACGCTTGCCCAAAACAGCTACTTGCATCTTCTTTTAGGGTATTTCGGTAGTGAATACGGTTGCAGCCTCGATGAAGCAAAAATTGATTTTTATAAGAGGACTTGCAACCGTGATTTGTTTGAACGTAAGACGGTCAACAAGAAAGGCAATGAAGTAACCTATTTACGCAGTTCTGCCGAACTGACAACAGGTGAAATGACCCTGAGTATTGACCGTTTCCGTAATTGGAGTGCATCAGTGGCAGGTATCTATCTGCCGGCTGCAAATGAACATCAAATGCTGATATACGCCCAGCAGGAAATACAAAGAAATCAAGAATTTATTTAGTTATGATAGAAACAAGAAAAACAGAAATCCGGTATGTGACATCTGACCCAAAGAAGATGCTCAACATGTATCTTGCAAAACGTGTCCTCAAAACATGGGAGGAATCTTTCATTGATGAAGATACCGGTGAAACAGTAACGATTGAACGGAATGAAATTCTTTTCGACCGTGGTACGCTGATAGACCAAGACATTTTGGCGAAAATTCGTTTCAGCATGGAAGCTGACGGTATCAGGGAAGTGGAAGTCAGTAATCAGAACCGTTTGGCGTTCGAGAATGAAAATAATGTGTTATATCCGCATATTGCCCAAGCGGAAATAGGAGGTAAGAAAAGCAAGTTCCTGCTTTACGCAACAGGGTTGGAGAATGCTTGCCTTATCTTGAAAGACTATATCGAACTAAACTATTTGTTCGGATTCACTCTGACTATGGTAAAAGAGTTCGATTCCTGTGTAATTCTCACCGATACTTTGAAAGAACGCAAGGTGGACGACGCTTCGATAGCCTACCTCAAAGAAGAGATTACTACAGAAGAATATCTTGATAAGATGGATGAAGAGAATCAGGAAGATGAAGAATCCAAGCCTGACGAAAGGAAGTTCTACCAAATTGAGACGAAAATTACCTTCATGAATGGAGAAAATGAAGATGAAAGAGTTCAAACTTTTGTCGTGAACACTTTTAACGTTGATAGGGCGATGATGCTTATTACCCATTACCTTAAAAACAAAGAGGATGAGTGTGAGAAACAAGCCAAAGAAAATGGACATGAGTTTAGAAAGAGGGAAATCCATACAGCTATAGAATCGGCAAAACCTATTCCGGTAGGACGATTCATCCCGAAAGAATTTTCAATAGCCTATATAGAATAATAGCATATTGTTTTTTCATGGTATTAGTTTTAGAGTAGAAACAGCCCTGTTCCGTCCGTGAGGATATGTCGGGGCAAATGGGAAGAAAGGTAAGTAGCCATGATATGTATATGTGTTTCTAGGGTTCGATTCCCCGGCTTCCCACCAAATCAACAAATAATAAAAATTAAAACATTATGGATAGCATGGATTATATGGAATACTGGTATCACTCAATGGATTTTGGTAATGATATACCTGTAGATAGTGATGATTTTGACAACTATAACTTTGATTGATTATGAATATAGTAAAAAGTAAGAGTTTTAAGAATGGAACAGTGTATTGTTTACGTCTTGAAGACGGTATGCTTGTAGAGACGACTGATACGTTTCTTCCGTACTACACGAAAGATGCGATAGGAAGGAAACAAAACTTCCTTGACAATGATAACTTGGGAAGTCGTTCCGAACGCTGGATGATTGGCGTTTCGACAATGAGCGGATGTCCTGTAAGATGCAAGTTTTGTGCTACAGGTAATATGAAACGCTATCGCAACCTTACGGCTGATGAGATTGTCGGTCAGGTGGAATTTGCCATTGAGCAGGCTGGATTCGACCCTTGCGATGCCAATGAGTTCAAGATAAACTATACCCGTATGGGAGAACCATTCTTGAACATTGAAGCCGTAAAGGAAGCTATCGGGCGTATTTCTGAAATATATCCGAACACTCACCATTATGTTTCAACGATTGGAATCAAGGGGAGCGATTTTTCTTTCGTTAAAGGCAATGTGACGCTTCAAATCAGTCTGCATAGCTTTGATGAAGAGAAACGAAACTGGCTTATTCCTTATCCAAAGAAGATGAGTATAGAAGAACTTGGTCGGATTCGAACCGAAAGTAACCTGAAAACTACTATCAATCTTACGTTGGTGAATGAATCAGATTTTGATACGGAAAAACTGGAGAAATATTTTGATAAAGAGTACTTCTTTGTTAAGCTATCCCCAATAAATCCAAACAACATATCGGAGAAAAACAATCTCGGTAACGGAATTATCGAGGGAGTGAATTTAGTATGAACATTTTAATTTTCAGAGTTATGGAAAAGATTAAAGAACAACTTGAACAAATGGGTTACGATTACGCAGTAGCAATCGCAACAAAGTCAGAAATTGAAAACGGGGCCGCTTGTGGCCAGTTATCTATCATCGTTGAGACAGAGTGATAATAAATTTGATTCAATAGATTCATTTAATTCGGCAAGCTCGGTCTGTGAAGATATGGCTTGCTTACATGGCGGTGTGTTGCATAATGTGGAAATGGCAGCCACACCCGTAAGGGTTGCACTTTAGATGCCGGTTTGAGTCCGGTCGCTGCAACAAATAAATTATTCTAAATATGCCGTACTACATAAAAAGAAAAAAGGCAAAGAAGAAAGACAAGCCTTTGCCACTGTTTGACAAAGCTGGTATAACAGTAAAGAAGAAGCCGGATTTGAAGGCAAAACTTGATAAAGAGTTTTCCCTTTTCATCCGGCTTCGTGATTGTATGCCTAATGGGGTTTTTCGATGTATCAGTTGCGGGCAAATAAAGCCCTTTGAACAAGCTGATTGTGGCCACTATTTCAGTCGTACACATTTGGCGACCCGTTTTGATGAAAACAATTGTCATGCCGAATGCCGACACTGCAATAGATTCAAAGCCGACCATTTAGAAGGGTATCGGGTGAATCTGATTGATAAAATCGGACAACAGAAATTTGCTTTACTAAAAGTGAAAGCTGCTGGTACTACTAAAATGACTGATTTTGAGTACGAACAATTAATCAAGTATTACAAAGCACTTAATAAGAAGTTACGAAAGGAGAAAGGGCTATGAGTTATGTATTACGAGATTACCAACAGAAAGCCTCTGATGCTGCCGTTTCTTTCTTCAATAACAAGGCGAAGAAAACAAATACTATCATGGTATTGCCTACAGGAAGCGGAAAGAGCCTTATCATAGCTGACATCGCTTCAAGACTTGACGGTCATACATTGGTATTCCAGCCGAGCAAGGAAATTCTTGAACAGAACTTCAAGAAACTTTGTTCTTACGGGATTCTCGATTGTAGCATTTATTCCGCCTCCTTCAATTCAAAAGAGATAAGCCGGATAACATTCGCAACCATCGGTAGCGTGAAAAGCTATCCGGAACTTTTTGCCCACTTCAAGAATATCATCGTGGACGAGTGTCACCTTGTGAATCCGATAGAGGGAATGTACAAGGATTTCTTCGATGCTGTGAAGTGCAAGGTTCTTGGATTAACGGCAACGCCATATCGTTTGAGTTCCAGCCGTGACTTCGGCTCTATGCTAAAATTCATAACCCGGACAAAGCCCCATGTGTTTTCAGAGGTCATTTATCATGTACAGGTATCGACCTTGCTTGATATGGGCTATCTCTCAAAGGTGAACTACTATCCGATGAATCCTACCGGATGGAACGAACTCAATTTGAAGATAAACACTACCGGAGCCGACTATACCGATAAGTCAGTCCAAAAGGAATATGAACGGATAGACTTTTATAGTTACATCGTTCATATCGTCCAAAGGCTGATGAATCCGAAAGCAGGAGGCAAGAGGAAGGGTATTTTGGTATTTACCCGGTTTTTGAAAGAAGCGGAACGATTGACGATGTCCATACCCGGATGTGTCATTGTTTCCGGTGATACTCCAAAGAAGGAACGTGAAAGAATACTCGAAATGTTCAAGGTCGGGGAAATACCTGTAGTAGCCAATGTTGGTGTACTTACTACCGGCTTTGATTACCCAGAACTTGACACAGTTGTTATGGCCAGACCTACCATGTCACTTGCGATGTATTACCAGATTGTAGGTCGTTGCATCCGTCCTCATAAAGATAAGGAAGCCGCATGGTTTGTGGATTTATGCGGTAACATCAACCGTTTCGGTGAAGTTTCCGATTTGCATTTGAAAGACACGGGTAACGGAAAGTGGGCTGTGTTTTCAAGAGGAAGACAATTGACAAACGTAAGATTCTAAAGATATGGTAAAGAAGAACGAACGACAGGCCATCCGTCCGGATACCTGCTCAAAATGTAAGAGAGGGAAGCCGGTCAAGGTATCAATGGGGAATCCCAAAGTGGTTCTATGTAGTTTTTTCAACAGGCGTTTCGTTGCCGACAGCAAACGAAACTGTGATTATGCGATTTGATTATGAAAGAGCTAACGAGTTATTTCCCCCACGACAGCAACGCTAGGAACTCAGACAAGCTGATACGCTTACGAATGAGGCATAAGGCATCCGGATATGGAGTGTTCTTCATGATTTTAGAACGTCTTAGAGAGGAGCCAGAATACATGAGTGTCAAAGATTATAACATGATAGCTTTTGACCTTCGTGAAGATGCTTCCTTAATTAAATCCGTGATTGAAGATTTTGGGTTATTTGTCTTTACCGAGGATGGTAAGTACTTCTACTCCGAAAGCTTCAAGAAAAGAATGGGATACAAAGACGATAAATCGAAGAAACGATCCGAGGCTGGAAAGAAAGGTGTCGCTAAGAGATGGGGGAAAAAAGAGTCAGAAATAGCAAATGCTACGGAATTTATAGCAAATGCTACGGAAAACGATAGCAATGCTATAGCAAAAGTCGAAAAAACAATAGCAAGTAAAGGAAAGAAAAGAAAAGAAAATAATATAGGAGATTCTAACGAATCTCTTGTATGTGGGACTTCGCAGCCCCACGCCGAACATATCGACTACTCCGAACTTGTCAAATTCTTCAATGAGGAAACAAAAGGTGTATTTGGTACGGTCAGGACTCCGCTTTCTGATAGCCGTAAAGGGATGATTAACGCACGTATAAAATCTTATGGCAAAAAGACGTTTGCCGACATGATTCATAGGGCATATCAAAGCGATTTCTTGAAAGGTCAGAACAAAAAAGGCTGGACAGCATCTTTCGATTGGCTTATCAAACCAACGAATTTTGAGAAAGTAATATCAGGTAATTATGACAACAATAATAGCAGAAACTATCCGGCAATTCCAAACGGGGCAAAATCACGAGAGGAACAAACAGACCGTGAAATCCTCGAATATGCCGCAAAAGCTTTCGGAAAGGACACGGTTAGTAGTAAATAGATACGGGGACGGTGAATGTTTCGCTAAAAAGTTCAATCCTTCATTACAGGTTGTATGTGCTCAAAATGTGGAACGTTCGTTCAAGGGGAATGCGCCTTCATTGGCTTTGCTCGGAGAAACCTATCCAGATGAACAGGTGAATACTTGGATAATTGCTCAACTGATGGACTTGTACAAGTTTGCCGGTGTAAAAGAGAAGCCTACATTCCAACAGGTTTTGGAGCTTTCCGTGATGATACGTGTGGAATACTATTACCTGAAAGCTTCCGAATTGTTGCTTTTTTTCTTCAAGTTGAAAACTGGCGAATATGGCACCTTTTACGGTGTTGTGGATCCTATGGTGATCATGTCTGCTCTAATTGAGTTCAAAGCATACAGAAAAAGGCAACTGGAGAAATACGACCGGGAAGAACAGGAAAGACAACGAGAAAAAAGATACGAGAAGCAAGACAAGAACTCCGTACCATTTCCGGATCATTTGGAGTTTCTGAAAAAGATTATGGAATCAGAATAATCAAGCTAAGAAAATGAAAACAGTAGAAAAGTTAAGAATAGCACCTATTGGCACCATTGTAAACTTCGCAGATCGGACACTGATAATAAAGCGTTTCCGAGCTATCGTAAAGGGTAAAATGGTAATTTGTCGCGGATGCGTTTTCCGTAGCAAGGGTGGTGCGAATAGTTGCAAGTATATGACGGCTTGTTTTGCCAAATATAGACCGGATAGTGAGAGTGTGGTGTTTGAGGAGGTGGATACAAAATTGAAATAATTAAAATTATCATGGAATATATAGAATTTCTAAGAAACAAGATGGCTATCAGTCATCAAACGGGGTTTTATATTAATTCGGAAGAAATTACCCCGACATTATACCCTCATGTAAAAGATACCGTTCGTTGGGCGGTTGCCGGTGGATGCCGTGCTATATTCTCCAGCTTCGGTATGCAAAAGACAGTCACCCAGCTGGAAATACTTCGGGTAATCTTGAACCATAAAGGAGGCAAGGGATTGATCGTTTGCCCTAAGCGTGTGGTAGTCGAGTTCCTAACACAAGCGGAACAACACTTGCACATGAAAGTAACCTATGTCCGAACTATGGCAGATGTGATGATATGTCCTACCGACATCATGGTAACAAACTACGAACGTGTGCGTGATGGTGAGGATGGAGTGAGAATAGATCCGTCCTATTTTACTGCAACATCATTGGATGAAGCCAGCGTGTTGCGCGGATTCGGCACCAAGACCTATCAGGAGTTTCTACCGTTGTTCTCGGGTGTCCCTTACAGGTTTGTCGCTACGGCTACACCTTCGCCAAACAGATACAAGGAACTTATACATTATGCTGGTTATCTTGGTGTGATGGACACCGGACAGGCTCTTACTCGATTCTTTCAGCGAGACAGCACGAAAGCGAATAACTTGACACTTTATCCGCATAAGGAAAAAGAATTTTGGTTGTGGGTATCTACATGGGCGTTGTTCCTAACCAAGCCTTCCGACCTCGGTTATCCGGATACTGGCTATGAGTTGCCTGAACTCCGTGTACATGAAGAGATTGTGAATGTGGACAATTCTACGGCTGGAGCTGATCGTGACGGACAGGTGAAAATGTTTCGTGAGGCTGCTCTCGGACTTGCTGACGCGGCAAAAGAACGCCGAGATAACATGCAGGAAAAGATTGCCCGTGTGGTAGAGATAATCAATCGTCCGGAAAACAAGGACGACCATTTCCTTTTATGGCATGACTTGGAAGCTGAACGGCTGGAACTATGCAAAGCGATTCCAGGTTGTAAGGCTGTCTATGGTTCACAAGACGATGAAGAAGCCGACAAGGTAATATCCGACTTCAAAGATGGCCGGCTGAAATACCTTGCAGCTAAACCGGAGATGCTTGGTGAAGGTCTGAACTTCCAGTATCATTGTCATAAAGCAATCATGTTCATTGACTACCGCTTCAACGATAAGTTCCAAGCGATAGCCCGTATATACCGCTTTATGCAGCAGCATCCCGTTGATCTCTATCTGGTCTATGCCGAAAGCGAGGGTGAAATATTTAAGAGCTTCATGCAGAAATGGGCACAACACCGGGAAATGGTCGCAAATATGACTGAAATTGTCCGGCATAACGGTTTGTTCGGTTTGCAGGCCGAGGAAAAGATGATGCGCTGGATGTTCGCCAGTCGGGAAGAAAAATCCGGCAAGTTGTGGAAAGCAATCAATAACGATAATGTATTGGAATGTCAGAAGATGGAAAGTAACTCTGTAGATCTGATCGTAACCAGTATCCCGTTCTCAAATCATTACGAATACACGCCTACATACAATGACTTTGGGCACAATGAAGATAACGATAAGTTCTTTGAACAGATGGATTATCTTACACCAGAGTTAATGCGCATTTTGAAACCGGGTCGGTTGGCCTGCATCCATGTGAAAGATCGTGTTTTGTTCGGCAACGCCACGGGGGACGGTATGCCAACTATTGACCCGTTCAGCGAAATGACTGTATTTCATTACATGAAGCATGGCTTCCGATATATGGGACGCATTACGGTCGATACTGACGTGGTGAGGGAAAACAATCAGACCTACCGTTTGGGCTATACCGAGATGTGCAAGGATGGTTCCAAGATGGGAATCGGATGCCCTGAATATGTATTGCTTTTTCGCAAGTTGCCTACCGATACCTCCCGCGCTTATGCCGACCAGCCTGTTAAGAAGGACAAGAGCGAATACTCGCTGGCCCGTTGGCAGATCGATGCCCATGCAAGTTGGAAATCCTCCGGCAATTCATTGTTGTCATACGAAGATATGAAAGGCGCCGGAATAGATAAGATTCGGCATTTGTTCCGCAACTACGAACGTGAGCATATCTATAACTATGAGGAACATGTGTCGTTCGCAGAAGAGTTAGAGGCATACGGGAAATTACCCAAAACATTTATGGCCGTTGATCCTGTAAGTAAAAAAGATTGGATATGGGATGATGTCGTCCGGATGCGTACGCTCAATACGAGGCAGTCACAAAAGAAGAGACAGAATCATATTTGCCCTCTTCAGTTAGATATCGTTGAAAGGCTGATTGAACGGTACTCGAACAAAGGAGAATTGGTATTTGACCCGTTCGGAGGTATCGGTACTGTCCCTTATTGTGCTATCAAGTTGGGTCGTAGGGGACTTTCAACAGAACTCAATTATGATTATTGGAAAGACGGGCTTTCTTATCTGCGGGAAGCGGAGAACGAAGTAAGTGCTCCTACATTGTTTGATTTAATGGCTATATGATTATGAAACAATACAATAATTGGGAAGAAATAGACAAAGACACAGACGGACTTGTTACTTCATTGACTTACATTGTCCTCTTCGTAAATGATCAAGTTTATAATTACGCACTTAATATTTACGATAGTTGCCGTAATACTCCATACTACAGGCGTGGAGTAAAGAAGAACATAAACGAATTGAAAAGATTCATGGAATCGTACAATACAAACATTTGCAGGATTGCGAATGTCAATGTTGAAACGCTTGCGGTTATAACGCAAAGCATGGAAGACGATATTAAACCTCATATCGACAAATACGGGTTTGCCATAAGTCAGACGCTTTTAAATAATGGATGTTCAGGAGAACTGAACCATCTAATATCAATCGCTTCTACTATTGATATGTTATGCCAAACATCCAAGATTACAATACGTGATTTTTACATATCAATGCGAAAATTGGTCCCAATAGCTGTGAATCCTTTGGCTTGGCTGTCTATTGACAAAGCCATGTTTTACGCAAGAATGATAACGGATAATCTAACCCCAAAGGATGTAAGCATTAATTTGAACGATATACCTGCTATATCTACGGCATTTCAAGCTATTGCCAATAAAATGTTAAGTCCGGATGTGTTTGAAAAGGCGTTTAATGAATGCCTAACAAGATAGTGAAATGAAAAAGTTATTATACATAGACCTTTTTTGCGGTGCCGGTGGAACTTCTACCGGCGTGAACACAGCGCGTCTTCATGGCGAACAGTGCGCAGAAGTCATTGCGTGTGTCAATCACGATGTGAATGCCATTGCGTCACACGCTGCAAATCATCCGGACGCGCTTCACTTCACAGAAGACATCAGAACGCTTGAACTGTCACCACTTGTGCATCATCTTCAGAAGTGTCGCACGAAGAACCCTGACGCACTTGTTGTGCTATGGGCATCGCTTGAATGTACGAACTTCAGCCGTGCAAAAGGCGGTCAGCCACGTGACGCAGACAGCCGGACACTTGCAGAACATCTTTTCAGATACATCGAAGCAATAGACCCCGATTATATTCAAATCGAGAATGTCGAAGAATTTATGTCGTGGGGTGAACTTGATGAAAACGGAAAGCCGGTGTCAAAAGACCGTGGCAAGTCATATATCAAGTGGGTGAACAACGTGAAGAAATACGGCTACAACTTCACGCATCGCATACTGAACGCAGCAGACTTCGGCGCATACACATCGCGCAAACGCTTCTTCGGCATCTTTGCGAAGAATGGTCTGCCGGTTGTGTTCCCGAAACAGACACATTGCAAGACAGGTGCAGCAAGTTTGTTCGGCACAATGCCGAAGTGGAAGCCAGTGCGTGAAGTTCTTGACTTTGAAGATGAAGGCAAATCAATCTTCAACCGAAAGAAACCGCTTGCAGAAAAAACGCTTGAACGCATATATGCCGGACTGATTAAGTTTGTCGCAGGTGGCAAAGATGCCTTTATGGTGAAATACAATTCGATGAACCAACGCGGAAAGTATGTGCCGCCGTCACTTGATGAACCCTGCCCCACTATCGCGACACAACAGCGTCTTGCACTTGCATCAGTGTCTTTTCTGTCAAAGCAATTCAGCGGTCAGCCTGACAGCAAGAACGTGTCTGTCGAAGAACCGGCAGGAACAATAACGACTATTGACCACCACGCATTTGTGAAAGCGCAATTTATTGTAAACTATCGCTTCAATAATACAGGCCATTCTATTGAAGACCCAGCACAAACGATATGCACGGTAGGTCAAATTGGTGTTGCATCTTGCAGTTTCATCGCAAATGAGTATTCGGGCGGTGGTCAGCTTTCAAGCATCGAACAGCCCAACCCGGCTGTGCTGACGAACCCGAAGCAGAAACTTGTCACCGTGAAGCAGCACTACTTGATGAACCCACAATTTGCGTCAAATGGCGGTTCTGTCGATAAACCGTGTTTCACGCTCATCGCAAGAATGGATAAAATGCCGCCATATCTTGTCACGACTGAAACCGGCGAAGTCGCTATTGAAGTCTATGAAACAGACAGTCCTATGACTGTCAAACTCAAAGAATTTATGGCACTTTACAACATCATAGACATCACTATGCGTATGCTGAAGATTGATGAACTGAAGCTGATAATGGGTTTCCCGAAAGACTACGAACTTATTGGCACACAGGCAGACCAAAAGAAATTCATCGGCAACGCAGTTGAAGTGACTATTGCCAGGAAGTGGTGCGAAGCACTATGTGAAGAAATATACAATCGTAAAATCAAACAATTAGCATAATTATGAACCGGAAAATCAAATTCAGAGGGCGTATAACTAAATCAACCGAATGGGTTTATGGGTCTCTTATTGTTTATCCTGATGGGGAATACAACATACTTTCTCAACGAAAAGAAAATTCATCTAAGATGGATGATTGGTGCGTTGATAAACAAACCGTTGGCCAGTTCACGGGCTTGTATGACAAAAATGGACAAGAAGTATATGAGGGGGATATTGTTAAAAGAAAAATTATAAAAAGTGATTTCTATCCTGAACAATATATGCCTCACATAAAGGAACAACATGAGACAAAAAGATGGGTTGAATCTCAAACGGGAGTTATAAAAATGTGTCCAGAAATACGCTTTGGGGAGGAGTTTATAACTCGGATGCCTAAGCAAAAAGATATAGATAATGGTATTATTGATAATTTTGATTATGAAGTCGTTGGTAACATATACGACAACCCAGAACTACTGAAAGGAGGCACGAAATGATTAAGGCTTTAATATGGGCGATAATATCGCTTTTGATGCTATTTGTCATGACATCTGGAATATCTATTCAGCTCAAACCATTTCGTATAGACATTACTTATCCATATTTCGGATTAGGAATTGTATTGACCGCCATAGGGCTTACCCTGTGTATCGGATCAGCGTACTACTATGGAATCTCAAATAACCAATACAAAGATGGCTATAAGAAAGGATTTCATGCCGGCGTTGAATATGTTATAGAATTTGCAAAACAAAAAAAGAATGAAGAATGAGCATAAATAAAGTAATCCTTCTCGGTTATGCTGGAAAGGACCCTGAAGTGAAAGAAGTTGCCGGGACAAAGGTCGCCAATCTATCGCTTGCTACAACGGAGAAAGGCTATACCCTTCAAAACGGGATCCAGGTTCCAGACCGCACGGAATGGCATAGTCTTATCTTTTGGAAAGGTCTGGCCGAGGTCGTAGAAAAGTATGTCAGGAAGGGTTCTCAAATCTATATCGAGGGCAAGATCAAGACCCGGCAGTATGAGGATAGAACGGGATCAAAGCGGTATGTGACAGAAATATTTGTTGATAAGCTGGAGTTATTGGGAAGTAGACTTGCCCAGCAAGAAGCCAGTCCACAATCGAAACTCTATCAACCTGAACAATCAAGAGAAGATCTTCCATTCTAAAAAATACAAGAGGCAACGCCCCGAACCACCAGTAACGTTACCTCCCCACACGATTATTTAGTACAAATATACTATTTACTTCTAAATAATTGTGCCATGTTTTCAGAAATTGCGGAAATAAAATCAATTAGAGAGCAGAAATCAAAGTTATCGGAAAGGGAAAAAGAGCTGACAGAACCTATATTGACGGACCTTGATATGATAGGAATGTTATATCGGTGGTTCCAAGAGATTATTTCTCAAAAGGAGATATTTAGGTCAGGGAATGTTACCCAACGAAAGAAATTCATTTTTATCATCTTGTTTTTGTATTCTCCGAGTACCCTTGCCGGAGGAAAGATGAAAAATGGCCTTCGAGATAAGCTGGCGGAGGTTTTAGGTGTAAATGCCCAGACAACCATATCCAATAACTGTAATAACTTGGTTTTCTCTTACCAGCTGTACAAGTATTTCCGGCAAGATGTGGATTGGATATATGGGGAGATGATGGAAAGGATAAAGCCGGAGAAGTAGGTCGGCTTCGTTAATTGTTAAAAGCAACAAATATGTTACTGTTTTCTTTGTGGTTACTTTTGTGGTTGTAACAAAAACGTTATATTTGTGGCGTCAATTAAAAAGTTCTTTGATTTTATGAAGTATTCAGAGTTTTACAAATTGATTGAATCAGCAGGCTGGACAATCAAAAAGGGGACGAACCATTACAAATATGTTCATCCCGACTTTGACTACTTTATCCCTGTCGGTAGGCATCCGGCAAAAGAGATTCCAAACGGTACTCTTGATAGTATGATGAAAAAGGCGGGGTTAAAGAAGTAAAAGGACTGCACCCACTTCGGTGGGTGCTTTAATTGACGAAATTAAAAATGGCACGATTATGAAGAAGATTAAGGCGATTATCGAAAAGGCGAATGATGGAGGTATTTCTATTTATTCGGAAGACGTGAACGGCGCGTATGGTTTCGGTCTTACGGAGCAGGAAGCCAAAGATGATTTCCTGTCTGTACTGGAAGAACAGGCTGAATATTACAAAGAGAAACATGGTGAGTTTCCTGTGTGGTATAAGTCTGGCTATTCTGTTTCGTATATTTATGATTTGAGTGGATTCTTCGAGGCATTCCCTTTCATAAATGCCAGTAAGTTTGCAAAGGAAATTGGATTGAACGAGTCCGTTATGCGAAAATACAAAGGAAAGATCGTTACAGCTTCCGAAAAGCAAAAGGCTATAATCCAAGAGGGGTATAATAATATCCTCAAAAGAATGGAAGCTGTCAGATTCTGATATTCCAGCCGTGAGGCTCTGATATAAAATCGAGAACTAATTGACAAAAGTAGGCGCATCGTTTTGGGTGCGCCTTATTTATTGTTTGTTTAAGGTATTGCTTTCGGATAAATATATACAAGTAAAATAAGGGTTAGTCATAGAGAATGAGGGAATAGTTAATCAGAACTACCTGTTTTAATTTTAATTAAATGTAATTTGATTTCCAGTCTGTTTGTTGATTTGCATTTTTATTTCATGGAATATGTTGGCGCAATTTGTGAGACTTTCATTTTTTGACAGTACTTGATCTGCAAAAAGAATGTTGTATTCACAAATACTATCGTATAGAGCTTTCGAGTGCTTCAAAAGGGGCAAAAAATCTCTGATGGATTTTATATTTAAATATTCTTTTTTTATATATAAATGAAGAAGGGGATCTATAGATTTTTTTATTATAAAATCAATATTGGTTTTGTTTTCCTTGATTTTTTCGTTATAGGAGTTTATAATTTCCCAAATGGGTTTAGCCAATATCGTTAATCGTTGATTCTTTTCTAGATCTATTGCTAAAAATACACTTTCATTTTGTATTTGTTCATTTATTTTTAGTATTTCATTTGATGGCATGGTTATATATTGATGTGAATGGTTTGAGTAATCATTATCGAAACTTTTGAATAGATCAGATATATAATCTAAATGAGGATGTAATTTGATGTAATACTTTTCATCGATTTTAAACTCGTAGAAAGCGTCAAAAACATAATCAACATTTAAACTCTTAATCCTAATAGCTTCGTCTATGGTATTGATTTTTAAAATACTATGTTCCCACGGTCTTTTATGAACAGATTCATTATATTCTTTAATATATAGAACCTTTGTTCTACATTTTTTCTCAATATTATCTAAAGTAAGGGCGATGGCTTTAAGTAATGATCTTTTTTTCTCTTCTTCTTTCTCTTTTTCATGTTTTATTCCTCTCTTAAAGACAAATATAGCGACTCCAGCCCCTAAAAGTGATCCAAATAATGTGCCTATTATATTAAGCCAATCTTTATATGTCATATCAGCATTTGGAGTATCTGTTACTTTCTCATAAATTTTATTTATAACCTGTTTATTTTTTGCACTTAATTCATATTGCTGTTTAAGAATGTCAGTCTGTTCGTCGAGTTTTTTATTGATCGAAATACAGCATTCAATGTCTAATGGGGTGGAGACATCTGCATGTATGGAAAAGACAAGTGTAAAAACAAAGATTAAAAGTGATAATAATATTCTCATGATAGTAATAAGTTTAACAAGTTCCCAAAAGTACTTATTTTGTATGACTCAACCAAGCAGATCCTTTGAAAATTTGTACACGCAAGAAAGAAGTATATTATATTTATTATTATTATTTGTGTCGCTTGCTGTGTCTACCTTGTGTCACTTTGTTGTGTAATGGGCTGTATTTTAAAGCGTTATCTGTGTCTATTCTGTGTCGTTTGCTGTGTCAACATTGAAGGTAAATTGTTAAAATACAGGTGCTTATCTGTGTCGTTTACTGTGTCGCTTTTTTATTGGGGTATGTCAGTGAATGATGTAAAGTGTTGATGAATAAAGTTGTAGCTGTGTCAAAGAAAGTAAGCCGGAGAAATCCGGCTTACTTTAATATATGGCTATTTATTGTATCGGCTTTTATAAGGTTCTACCAAATGTTCCGTAGAAATAACAGATACGTCAAACCAACCATCTGTAACTTCGTTAAACAATACCGTTTTACATATAGGACATACCGCTTCCTCACGTTCTTTACCTCCAGGAACTCCCATCCTATATTCTGAAACCTTGATTGTCGCGCCACAATGAGGGCACTTTCCTTCACCTCTATCACTATACATAATCACCTCCTATTTTATTAGGTTTATAATTTATCTGCTAACTTCTTAATATCATCTTTACTATTAATCACATGTGTATCCTTACCGATCCGGACGGCTCCGACTACTTCGTCAGAAGACTTATCGAATAGCTCTGTAACAGGAACACCGAGGGCGTTGGCGATTTCTTCTAAACGTCCGATGGTCGGATTTCCATTTATAGACTTAGACAATCCAACCTCTGTTAATCCAAGTTGCTTTGCAAGGTCTTTCAACATGATACCTTGCTCTCGACAAATATCCTTTATTCTTAAATCCATAATTATACATATTGTTTAAGTGCAAAAATATCTCATTTTTCCATATCTGTATAAGAAATGCGACAAAAATATACAGAAAGTTTATTTATTAACATATATTACACAAATAGATTTGGTTGTGAATTAAACAATCTGTTATATTTGCGGTGTAAAATTAAACGATTTGGATAATTCAATTAAATATAAAGGTTATGACAAACATTGATAACATGAACAACGAACTGGCAGCGTTAGCCGCCATGAGTGAGGCAGAAGCCTGTAAGCTCTACAATGTAGACTACAAAGACGAGGCTATATTGGACTTGCATAGCTTGAGAACAGATAGTAATAACAATTAAAAGATATATGATTATGGCAACATCAGTAATTAAACAGAGAACAATAGAAAAGTTCATCATGTCAGAATTTGCACAAGGTAACTTAGATACACAAGAACAAGTAGCCTGTATGATTATCTTGATTCAGAAGAAGCTGAATATGTCAGTAGAACAGGCTGGTGACTTCGTAAGAAAGGCAATAGGTATTAACGCTTAAATACATACGATTATGAAAGCAGATTTAGTTTTAGTTATTAGCCCAGAAACATCACTGATGAAACAATTGGGCAAAGTATTAGGCAAGTTATGTTCTATGTGTGATTTTTCTACCATAGAAAGAGGCGAAAAGTATGTCACGATACAACATGATGAAACCGGGCTTGTAGTGGCTTATACGAGTGAAGAACGGTTGAATGTGAAACATTAAATAAGATTGATTATGAACTCAATAAACGAAAACGGTTGCAGCGTATGCCAGCCCGGTAAAGAGAATTATACTACCTACAACACCAAGTTGCGAGGTAAGAGAGTGAGAATGTATCAGTACGACTACCGTACTGAAAGCGGTGAATTGTTTTCTTGTTGTGCACCTACCTTAGAAGCATGCAGAGAAAGACGGGACAAATGGCTCAATTCGCAACAATAAGTCGATTGTTGCGTATAGCGGTTGAAGATATTTCGTTATCTTTGGTTGTGGTAGTACCTTTGGGATACTATCTTTTATAGAATAAATTTTATAACGATATAGTGATATGAAAATTGATTATAATGGTCAAGAGATAGAAGCGTATTCGCTCATAATGACAAAAGAAAACGCTTTAGATATTTTGAATGGCAAAAAGAGCATAGAAACACGTATGCTTAGCGTCAAATATGAGAAGATGTTCACAGACTTTGCTCAAGTTGACGAAAATGAGAAATTGAGAAAAGCTGGACGCGAGCAAGAATGTCAACCTATTTTAAGGACTGATATAGAAGCTATTCATTTTTACAGTACTGGTGCACCATGGACACTTGATGTCGCTATTGATGAAATTGGTATAGGCGAAATAACAGAAGAAGGTATTAAGTTCATGCATGATGAATTTGATTTCCATGATTTTGATGAACAATTAAAAGAGTTCAAGAAGAATCCACCGAAAGAGTTGCCATTATTTTACTACTTACATATTTGTGAAATCATAAGCCATTCAGGTTTGAAATAATATAAACCACTTGGGTGGCTTTGCTTATTAGTAAAAGGATTGTTTAATTTAAAATTTAAGATTATGCCAGAAACGTATGCAACAGATGCAAGTGGTCGAAAGTATCGTACCCGAAAAGATTATGAAGCCGGACGATTTCAATCTATGGGGCGAAATGCAGCTCAGCGAGCAGGAATTAATCGTAGAGCAGGCGGTAGAGTTGTCTAAGAATGGATAAAGCAATAGACATAATTAAAGAAGTTGCTTTAAAGGCTGACAGGGTTATATTGTTTCACTCGGCATCGGGCAAGGACAGTATAGCCCTTTTGGACCTAATATCACCTTATTTCAAAGAGGTCGTTTGTACCTATATGTATGTTATAAAAGATTTATCTCATATCAATCGTTATATAAATTATGCTTGCAGTAAATATCCAAACGTGAAGTATATTCAGATACCTCACTTTGCGGTCTATTCATTTAGACGGATAGGATATCTAGGATGTATCAAAAATGAGAAGCAGAAGTTGTACAATATGGCGCAACTTACGGATATTGTAAGGGAGAAATATAATATCGAATGGGCCTTCTTTGGATTTAAGCAGTCTGATTCAATGAATAGGCGTTTAATGTTGCGTACATATAGGTTGAACGGTATTAACGAAGTGCAAAAGAAGTGTTATCCCTTATCTGAGTATCGGAACAAAGATGTATTGGAGTACATTAGTCGAAAAGGTCTAATCAAACCCGAATCATACGGAGGGAAACATCAATCATCCGGCACTGACATAACGGATATTAATTACTTGTTATTTCTTCGTTCTAAATATCCAGTTGATTTACAAAAAGTTATAGATGAATATCCTTTGGTAGAACGGAAATTATTTGAATATGACTATGAAAGAGCTAAAACAAAGTGAAACAAGGATTATAAAACGCTCTCAAATGAATCTTAATCCGATTAACCCTAAAAGGCATTCGGACGAGAAAGTAAAGCTGCAAAAGAAAAATTTGCAGAAAGTTGGTTTTCTTGGTGGTATTGTATGGAATGAGAAATCCGGGAATCTGATTGACGGGCATCGAAGGATTAAGGCTATGGACTTGCACTACAAATACGATGGTACATCTAAAACGGATTATGATGTAAAGGTTGAAGTCGTAGCTCTTGACGATAAGGCTGAGAAGGAACAGCTTACATATATGGCAGTAGGGAACACGAAACCGGATATAGACCTTATAGCTGGTTATATCTCTGATATAGATTATACGGATGTGGGATTGGATATTGGGGAGCTCAACGATATTCTTTCTATAAATACAGCTATTCCTTCTTTCTCAGATTCTTTAGATGATCTATTATCTCCTGTATCATCGTTCGATGAAATAGAAAATCCTGTAATGGATGAAAAGACGTACGAAGCTAAAAAAGAACACATGAAATTCATCAAACAGCAGGTAAAAGAATCCGCAATAGAAAGACAACAGAATGAAGAAGCTTTTATAACATTATCTTTTTCTTCCTATGAAGCTAAAGATAACTTTTGTGACTTACTTGGCATTAGCACAGATGATAAGTTTGTCAAAGGAGAGGAAGTGTTGAAATTGATTAAGTGACGAAAGTAACAAATACGCGCGCCCGTACGTAAAGATATGGCAAAGAAACCTAATATAGACGATTTTAGGAAGATTCTCCGCAAATCTGGTGGAAATCTAACCAAGGTTGCGGCTACGTTTAAAGTAGCTCGGAAAACAATATACCAATGGGCGAAAGAGGATGTTGAGTTTAAAGATGCCATATCAGATGAGCGTGGAGCTTTGGTTGATGAATGTTTGGTTTCTGCCCGTGTTCTTGCATTGGGTATTCCCGAAAAGGATGAAAAAGGAAATTTTATTGGCTGGCGTGAACGTCCAGATGGCTATATGATTCGTTATTTGCTTTCTACATTAGGAAAGAGCGAAGGTTTTGGGGAAGAATCAGAAGACGCTGATATTCCAACAGACATAGAGCACGGCATCAACATTGATTCATGGATTAAAGACAAGTTGAAATGATAGTACCTCAAGAAATTTACCATCCATTATATGAGGATAAGGAAAAATTTATAATTCTTATCACCGGTGGGCGTGGTAGCGGTAAGTCTTTCAATGCTTCTACATTCATAGAACGTCTTACTTTTGAAATGACTCCTGTAGAGAAGATAGTTCATCAGATTCTTTACACCCGTTACACGATGGTTTCTGCCGGTATGTCTATCATCCCCGAAATGATGGAGAAGATAGAACTTGACGGAACAACAAAGTATTTCAAAACTACCAAGACGGACATAGTCAACAATATGACTAAAAGCCGTATCATGTTCCGGGGTATCAAGACCTCTTCAGGGAACCAAACGGCAAAGCTGAAATCCATTCAGGGTATTACAACTTTCGTATGTGATGAAGCTGAGGAGTGGACAAGCGAAGAAGAGTTTGACAAGATAATGCTATCCATTCGTAAGAAAGGCATTCAGAACCGGATTATCATTATAATGAATCCTTGTGATTCCAACCACTTCATCTATAAAAAGTATATCGAGAAAACTCACAAATTGGCAGAGATTGATGGCGTACAAGTTCAAATATCCACTCATCCGAACGTACTTCATATCCATACCACGTATTTTGACAACTTGGAGAACCTATCACCGGAGTTCTTAAAGGAGGTTGAGGACATGAAGGCGAATAACCCAGAAAAGTATGCTCATGTAGTTATTGGGCGGTGGGCTGATGTCGCGGCAGGTGCTGTGTTCAAGAAGTGGGGAATTGTGGATGAGTTTCCAGCTTGGGCAAAGAAAGTGGCTATCGGGCAAGACTTCGGTTATACACATGATCCGTCCGCTTCCATACGGTGCGGAATTGTGGATAATGCCCTATATCTGGATGAAGTGGATTACCGTACAGGACTGCTATCTTCTGACATTATCAAGACTCTTCGTCCGTGGGGCTTGAAGGTAATTGCCGATAGTGCAGACCCTCGTTTGATTCAAGAGGTACATAACGGAGGCATTAGAATATATGCTGTCGAAAAGGGTGCCGGATCTGTAAACGCTGGCCTTGACAAGATGAAGAGCATGGAGATATACATTACCAAACGCTCGTATAACTTACAAAGTGAGTTTAGAAAATATGTTTGGGCGAAGGACAAGGATGGGAATTACATCAACGATCCAGAAGACCATGACAATCACGGTATAGACGCGGTACGTTATTATGTCTTGGGTGAGCTTCTTGGCAAGATTCAGAAACCGAAAGATTTAACAGGAATATTCACACACTAAAAATATAAGCTATGCCATTGTTGAGTTTAGAAGAAATATTAGCATTGTCCGACATCGGGCAGAAGATAAACTACCTGAAGAAAGGTAGGAAGACCGAACTCCCAGACCGTTGTAAACTTTGGGATGATTGGAATCCGGAACACCATGAAATCATGGTTGACAAAGAGAAGTACCCGGATAGAAAAGTTCTTGAAAAGGAAGCGGAAAAAGTTTTTGATGAAAAGACTGGTAAGACCTATGAAATCGAAGCACAATATAAGACTGAACCGGTAAACCGTATTTCTATCCCTTTGGAGCAAGATATTGTCAACATTCAAACAGCTTTTACGGTCGGCACAGAACCGTCTATGGATTGCACTCCGACTGATGATGATGAAAAGAAGCTGCTGGATGCGGTAAAGGCTGTATTCAAGTCCAACAAAATCAAATATCAGAACAAGAAGATTGTCCGTGCCTGGTTATCCGAACAGGAAGTTGCCGAGTATTGGTATGTCACTGATGATGATTCGTTTTGGGCAAAGTTTTGGAAGAAAGTTAAGACTACGTTCGGTGGCAAGGTCAAGCCCACCAAGAAACTGAAAAGCGTGTTATGGTCTCCATTCAGAGGTGATAAGCTATACCCGTTCTTTAACGATGAAGGTAAAATGATTGCTTTCTCACGTGAGTATAAAAAGAAGCTCATGGATGATTCGGAGGTCACCTGCTTTATGACTATCACGGACAAAATGGTTTATCAATGGGATTTGTCTAAAGGGTATGAAGAAAGAACGCCTTTTGCTCATGGATTCCCAAAACTACCGGTTCTCTATGCTTATCGTCCTGAACCTTATTGCAAGAAGATAAAGACCTTCCGGGTCCGGTTGGAGAAACTATTATCCAATTATGCTGATTGTATAGACTACCATTTCTTCCCACTATTGAAGCTAATTGGTGATGTAGAGGGTTTCATGGGTAAGGTTAAGGATAGAATGGTCAAACTTACAGGTGAAGGTGCGGATGCCCAGTATCTGACGTGGAACCAAGCAAATGATACCGTAAAATTTGAGGTAGAAACCCTCTTTGAGAAAGCATATTCTATGACGAATACACCACAAATCAGTTTTGAAAAGTTGAGTGGTGCTGGAAATGCTTTGTCGGGAGTGGCTTTCGATTACGTGTTTCTTTCGACACATTTGCAAGTTCAAAATCATGCCGAGGTGATAGGTGAGTTCTTGCAAAGGCGTGTGAACTTCATAGTCTCTGCTTTAGGTTCTATAAATCCATCTGAATTTAACAAAGCATCTGAAACGATAGATATTAGTACAGAAGTTGTTCCGTATCGCCTTGACAATTTAGAAGATAAAGTTAATGTAGCTGTAAAAGCTGTGTCGGGTGGTGTATGGTCACAACGACATGGGGTAATGTTCGCTGGAAATATTGACCGCATCGAAGAAGAACTCGTTGAGATAAAAGAAGAACAAGAAGAAAAGAGAAAAGCTGAAATACAAAAACAAGCCATAAAGAAAGGGGAGTGAAATCACTCCTCTTTGTATCTCCATTGATAGCCCTTGTGCTTCTTTATTTTTCCACTACAACACATTGAAATGCCCGAAAAATGAGCGCCTGTCGCGCGTGCTGCTTCATTAAGACTATCAAATGAATTTATAATTTTGCCGTCTTTCAATTGTATAACAGCTCGTGAATTATGGTGGTTTTTACCAGTTTTTTGCTTTCTACCAAGAACTCTATATGCGTGTAGAAGGTTCTCACCATCAGTAACCCATTCAAGATTGGCAACGCAATTATTGGTTTTATCACCGTCTATGTGATTTACTTGTGGTAGGTTTTGCGGATTAGGTATAAAAGCATTTGCAACCAAGCGATGAACCTTGAATATGTTCTTTCTGCACCATACATTCAAATACCCCTTTTTGCTTTTGACTGGCGTTAAAATACGCCCATCTCTAAACCAATACCCTTTGCCGTTCCAGCATTTCTTTGGCAAGGATTTTACCCTGCCTAAATTTGATACTTGGTAATCGTTTTCGTACCCTTCAATATCTTTCCAAATTTCGTCCATAATTATTTCATTTAAGAGTGAATAATAAAGGCAGTCTTTAATGTCGTGCGAAGGCTGCCTTTGGATAATCGTGTTAAGAACTACACTGCAAGCATATCAATACACGCAGCATGGTGATTCACGCCCCTATAATGCTGAGAAAACTCTCTAAATTGGTCTAACAACCCCATCTGTATGATAAAAGAATATAATTAATTCTTAGCTTCTTTCTCAATATCAAACCGCTTTTGTACTTCACTTAAAAAGTCGCTGAATACTGGTATTGAATGTGTATTTGAGCATTCAATCTCAACTGTTGCCATACTTTTCTTTTTCATTGTCATGCGATTTTAATAAGGTTACACTTCTTGAAACATCTGTATTCTTCTTTCTCTGTGTCCCAATACACTTGCAGGTTATCATTCGGCTTTCTGCCAGTACCTTTTATCTCACCGATTAAATTTTCTTTGAGAGTGCCAAAGGCTTGACGTAACGAACCATCAGTTTTTTTGAAGTAGAACTCTACTACCTTTACTTTCAAAGCTGCTTTGAGTTTCAAATTAGCCCAACTCACCTTTAATGCTTCTGACATTGTGAAACCGTTCTTTTTAACCATCTGCCAGGCGAGGATCATAACCTCTTTCATCTGACTTCTAAATGTTGTGCTCATACTCTTATATGTTTTAAATTATA